TCATTACGGTATACAGTAATGTGAAGTTCGATTGGTTCTTTCTCCAAGTATGCGTTGATATCGTAACCTGGGAAAGCATCCAGAATTTCAGTAGTTGGGCGGCCTGTAAACTTGATACCACATTGGCAGCAGTTATCAGTAGTTTCTTCAGGAACCGGGCAACCATTGGAATTTACTGTCCAACCTTCACAAGGGCAAACACCCCATGATGCACCTTCAAATGTTGCAAAGTCTTCAAACTTAGCTACTGCATAAGTATCACAGCCATCTTGAAGAAGATTAGCACTGTATTGTTGGGCAGTAAATCTGAGCAGGCAATCAGTAGAGTCTGCATCAAGAGCCAGTGAGTCTGCTTTATAGGTAGGATCTTGAGAAAGAGACGCAAGTAAAGCTGCTTGGATTCTTACACCTGTTGCATTTGTATCACAATCATCTACTTTAATTGTAAGACAAACATCTCTTGTAATTTTATAAGAAGAACTAACAGGAGCGCTCCAAGAGTAAGTAGTAGCAGAATCTTTTGTGCAGTAACTTTCAGTAGTGCCAAGCTGCATTACAATATTAGCATCTACACCAGTAGGAGGTGCAGTGAGAAGGCTGGTAGAAATAACATGGTACTGAGAAGTACCCGCCCCAAACTTAATTACAGTAGCAGATGTAGCGGAAGACCAGCCAGAAATTGCTTGCACAGCTGTTAATGGGTTAGCAGGGTTTGCATTGTCAATTTCTACAATGGCTGCATAACCAGATGCTGTAAGGGTGTAACCCGCAGGACAAGTTTCGCAATTTGGAATAACAGTAGCACCTTGTACAAAGTTAGCAGGAGCTACACCTATTTTAGTTACTGAGTAAGTAGTTTCTGCACCAACTCTGCGCTTTACTGTAACTTCCAGGGTAGGATAAGCATTTTGTACTTTAGAAAGAGCAATTTCATCTCCTTCGTCCAGAACAGTTAGTTCATACTCGTAAAATGTTACAGCAGGAGTTTGGCTATAAGCAGGGTTTTGGCAACTAATTACTTTTTCTGCGTGGAAGAAACGGCCTACCCAGAGAGAGTTGTTAAAGTTATCTACAAGCTGGTCAATGTACTTTTCGCAGCCAACACCTGTATCGCAGTTAGTTGGCGGGCAATCTGCGCAGCAGTCAGTAGTAACCTCGATGTTTTCTCTCATTTCATGAAAAAATACATTTCTTACTGGACGACCTTTTGCAAGAACATTAAACTGATAGGTTTTACCACAGTCAAATTTAAGAGACTCGCAGGAATCAATACCATTGTAGCCAAGATAATATACGTTTGGCTTTTCCCCTTTCTTAGGGATTTGGAAACGAATAGTATCAAGAGCTACTCGAGAGAATGGCTCTGTGCGGAAAGTAACATCAGCATTAGTAGAGTTAGAAAGTCTTTCTACTTTAGTGCCTTGGGTAAATTGTTTTTGATTGGGTGAGCCTACAGCAAGATAAAGTCTGCGGCGTTTTTGTGCAGAAGCTGCGGAAAGGGCTTCGTGAGTATCTTCATCGAAAATACCAAATTGAAAAGGAAGAAGTTTTTCAAGTTTGGTACCTGGGGAAGCAACACTACGAACTACCCAATTAGAAGGAATAGATCTAGGAAATGCCATATTTTAATTTATTTAAGTTGTTTAATTGTTAATTCGTTGATTGTGTAGGATCAGTGATTTGCATTTTTTAGCTGTGCAGACACTGAGTAAGGAAGATCATCTACTGTATCATAACCTAAAAGGTCAATGTTCTGTGGGTCTGACAAGAAAGCAACTACTTCTTCTTCTGTTCTTCCAAGTTTAACATTAGCAGAATACAAGAAATACTGATTGTCACTTCCCATTCTAATAATGTTTTTCAAAATAGCTGTCTTAATCTTAACGTGAGTAGCAATATACTCATAGTCCATCTTAGTTACTCTCAAGAAATGCTCTGCATTAGTATTGTTGCTTGAGATGTATTCTTCGATTTTATTGAAGGCTAGTTGTTTGCTATCACCAATTCCTGAGTTAATAGGAAACATAAATTTAGACAGTGTAACAAGTCTTTTAGTATCTGATTCGTACAAGTTAGAAAGTTCTTTGTAAGCTCTCATCTTGATTTCTTTCTTAGATACAACCTGGTCTAGTTCTCTTTCTTCGTCTGATACTATAAACTTAAAGGTATTAATTGGTGCATCTTCAATTACTTGTTCATTTACTGCAATAATACCCATTCCATTATTAGCTTTTAGAACATGCAGAATAAACTGATGTTCTACATTCTTGGGATCAAGGGCTGTAAGATCGTGGTTGATCTTAATGTTATAGTCTCTTAGCCATTGTTCACCTTCCGGTGAATCAAATTTCATGTTAAAGAACTTTTCAAATCTTTCTCTTTCTTCTCCTTCCAGTTGGATATGCGGTTTACCTTTAATAATAGGAATTTCAAAAATTGTATCACATCCTGGAAAAACACTTAGACCTTCACGTTCTAGTCCTAATAGCGGATCTTGTGGGTCTGATTTTAATTGCTTGATGGTAATAGACATAAATTACGATATATTTAAGATTAATGAAATAAAATTAGAGTAAAAATTTTATGGTGGTAATTTGCAAGGATTTGCCGAACAAATAAATGTGTTGATTTTTAGTTTAAGAAAGGGTAGGGTGATTTTAGTCACCCTACCCATCTTAAAGTTATAACTACATATATACAGGTTCGAAGAGTGGTTTGCCTGTGAATGGATTGTAAGGCTTAATCAAGAGGGACTTGGTAAGATCTTTAATCCAGTAGCATTTGAGGCGTTTTTCAATATACACTTCAAAGCCCGGGCCGGTGTTAGAAGCTTGGTATGGACCACTTCTGCTTGTACCGTTCATTGGGCTATCCATGTAGTTCATACGGCCATTTACATAGAAGTGGTGGAAGTCAAAGTCAGGGCCATACACTACTTCGTGAATGTTGTCGTTGTTGGCAGTCATATCATCAATGATGAACAGATAACTGGACAAACGGTGGCCATCATACATTGGGTTTTCAAGTTCGTTAGCTTCGATTGGGTCAAGGGCAGGAATATGCTTGAACTCAACAATACCAAAGCTCATACGATATGAAATAAAGTTTGGTCCATCGAAGTACAACATTTGGTTGTCATTACCTTTTACATAGCGGTCATGGTCAAAGGTGAAGCCCATTGCCTGAACAGTATCAAGGATTTGACCACGAACGAGTTTCATACCACCAAGACCTGTACCAATTACAATCTTGTTTTGGCCGTATGGATCAATCTTATCTTTCAAGCGGCTGGTCAACCAAGCATCTAGTTTACGAAGCTGGAAGTTAGGAATGTTGTAGTTGTAGGTCGGACCCATGTTAAGCTGATGGAACAAACCAATAGGCAGTCTTACAGCAGTTGGGCCTTCTACATCAAGAACACCACCAGCACCCCACATTGCGTAGTTTTCTACGTCACGCTCTACCATTAGTTTAGCAAGCATTTCTACTTCAGGAACCCAGGCACGTTTTACAATGTCACGGCTTACAGCCTCACCAGCTTGTTTGCGTGTCATGCCTTTTTCCATGTAAACTTCAAGAGGTGACTGGCCTTGACGAGAAATATCATAAGCAGCAGAACCAGGGCGTAGTTGGTACATTTCAATGATCTTACGATATTGTTGCAGACCAAGTACGCACTTTTTGCTGATCTTAGAATAAGCAGCTTCGCGAGTTACAGTGTAGTGAGCATTAGCAAAACCTTCGCCTACATAGTTGTAGAACTCACGATAGCCCGAAGTGAATCCGCCAATATCATTGTAAGTTTTGCCGTATTCTCCGAGTACAGAACCAATCTGGAAGAAAATTGTACCAGATTGTAGATACTGTTTAGGGAAGTACTTGTGCTTCTTGTTAGTTGAGTTCAGTTTTACTGTGTAGATAAAACCTTCACCATCCTGGCGGATTTCATCAGCAGTAACAAACAATTCAAGACCACTAAACTTGTTTGAAGTAATAATGGCTGAGTTGCCAAAAGTACGTTTGTTTAGTTTAATCTTGAAAGTTGTGCCATCAATACCGGGTTTGTCAACATTACTTACATCTTCAATAATGTAGGTAGGTTGCTCGGCAATAGGTTGCTGCCATTTGAAAATGTGACCTTCTGTGTAGAGAAGACGGTTTTTACCTTGACCAATTAGATCCCACATACCCGGACGTTCCATATATCCGGTAGTAATCCAGGGAGCAATCATACCAAGGTCGGTAGTTTCGGTAGGAGAACCAGCCTCCATAACCATTAGGTGAGCAGAATCCAAGTGAGTTTTATAGTCATACTCTCTTGTCTGCAAATAGATACCGTTCTGTAAGGTTAACGGTACTGCTTGTGACGATGTAGCCATAGTTTTAAAGTTTATATTTTATTTGTTTTGTTTGTTACTAATTTAGTACTAATTTGTTACAGGCTTTGTGATCTCTGGATCAAATCTTTAAATTCCATTTGATCTTCTTAGGATCTACAGCAGGCTTTGCATTTTTAAGGTCAGGTACTTTTCTTGCAGGATCTTCTTTAATATTAAGATTGCTATACTTGGCCTGAGTTTTAAATTTAGCAGACTCTTCTGTCTGCGCTTTTTTCGAGTATTCTTTATCAAACTTTTCAGGATCTAAAAGAAGAAGAGTAGCTAGAGCTAGATTTTCCAAAGATCCTTTTTTGTCGTACTTATTAAAGAATACTATAGCTTCCATCGGAGACATCATTACTTTCTTATTTCCGTGAGTAGTAACTTCAATCTCATCAGTAGTAAGAACAGTATGGATTTTAGCAGCATCTTCTTTGGTTAAGTTAATTCCGCCTACTTTTCCTGTTTTAATTGTGTCAATTAATCTGGAAGAAAAGTCTTCTCTAACTCTGTTCTCAAGTTCTCTTAGTGCTTTTTGCTCTTCTTCTTTTTGAATAGCAATTCCTTCAGCTGCTTTGTCAAGTTTAGGTTTAATCATTTTGGCTTCTTTTTCAAGAATACCTGCATCTCTAAGAGTTTCGATTTTTTCGTTTACTTCTTGTTGATTAAACCCCTCTTTGTTTCTATACCACTCTCGTAAAATTCTTTCTTGATCGTAAGGGTCTGATATGTCAAGATCTTTAATGCTTTGTTCTTCTAAGAGAACAGCTAAATACTCTTTAATATTTTTTCCTTTAGAATTAAGATCGTAATTTAGGATTCTTTTAGTTTCTTCTGAAAGGGAAGAAAAGAACTCATCCATTTCTTCCTCAACTCTTTTTTCTGTGTTGTACTCAATTAGTTTAGTGAGTACTTCTTCATCTGCATCTGCTTCCGGGTCGAATCCATCGTATGCTTCTTTAAGAATACCTTTGTCTGCTAGACTATTTACTAAAGAAGTGTAAGGGTTAATTGACTCTTCATTTTCTTCATCAGAGTCTATTTTAATTTCTTCTTTAGAGTCTGATTCTTCTTGGGGTTCTACTACCTCGTTAGGTTCATTTGGTTCTTCGGGGGTTGATTCTTCTTTTGCAGAAAGTTCTTTTACCGGAGCAGAAAAATCTAAACTTAAAATATCAGCAAACTGATCGTCCGAAATTGGTGTTGGATTTGAAAAATTAATTGCCATATAAGTTACAATGTTTGGTTAATAAATTACATATAATTTGTGTAAAAATATAATTGTTAGATTAAGTGATTAAATAACAATTATACATCACTTTTATGTTTAATCTATGGTTTGTTCTCTTTAGCTATTTGAAGGGCTATTCTGGATTTCTCTAAATCAGCGACTATTTTATCTTTTTTAACTTGAAGTTCTTCTCGTTTTAATTGGGCTGCTTGAGAATCTTTATCTTGCTGCATTCTTTGTTTTTGCAGTAACTCTTGCGCTTTGCTTACTCTTTGATTACTAGCCTCTTGAAGAGTATTGAAAAACTCTTGTTCTTTCATCTGGCTCTCTCTGTATTTGGCCAACTCTTCTGTTGCGCCACCTTCTGAAAACTGAGCCTGCCCAATAGCTCTAATTTCAGCCAGTCTAAGATTATTCTCTCTGTCTAATTGTTTCTGTTTGCTTTGTTCATCCAGCTGCATTCTCATTTGTTCATTCTGCTTTTCTATGATTTCCATTTGTCTCTTATGTTGAGCTTCTGCCATTTCTTCTTCTTTAGCTTGTTTGTCTATTGAAGCATCTTTCAACTTAGAATAGATCTCTGCTACAGATTTAGAAGCCATAATACTAATCTTGTCTATGGCATCAGCACCCATTGTATTATCTTGAAGAGCTAGTTGTTTTATAGTTTCAAGGATAATATTCTCGTCTAGACCTGAAGTAATATAGACACCAAGATCATGAATTAAAAGATCAGAAGGAATCTGGAACACAATTCTTTCTCCTTCATCATTGACATACATTTGTTCTACCTGGGAAGAAGAAGCAGCTAAGTATCTGGCGAACTCTAACATAGTGTATCTGGCAAGTTCCATAGTCTGAAGATGCTCTTCATAAAGATACTTAAGTTGAGTAATAGATCTGTTGATACCTTGAGATACCCCTGTAGCTGTTTCGCTGGGTGAAATATCCCCAAGAAACTGGGGTGATACACCTACTTGGATTAGACATTCATTTTTGCATATCTCTGCAAGCTTAGCCTTTTCCAGGACCTCATTAGTTACGGTAAGATCTACAAGCTGACCATATCCTCCGGTTGCAGAAAGGGTGCTCTGGCCTGTGTTTAGGGGCGAAGAGTCTATAGGTGCCACTTTTAAATCTCGTGCCGTTAGAAGCCATTTTAGCATGTTATTTGGCCCCCACTCTTCGCCCATAGTTTCTTGTGGAATCACATTGTGATTCATTGCAAAGAATCTGCCTATTTCTCCCTTGAGAAGCTGGTCATTTCTGTTCCACAAATAGTTATAGAATACTTGCCAAGGCTTGCATTTGTCTACTAGTGAAAGAATATGATTATATCTGTTGGTTGTAGGACCACCGTGAACAGGAATAGTAGATCCGTAAGATTGTCCTCTTTTAGGAATTTGAACAGGAAACTTCTCAAGTACTACAAATATATCATCTGAATTATCCGGGTTTGGATTAGTGCTTAGATTTATCTTGACACATCTCCATAACTCATTAATGTAAAACCACTCTATGTGTTCTCCATTAACCAGAGAGATTTCGTTCTTTTCTTTAATTACCTCTGTGTTATAGATTGGTTTAAAAGTTACTTTATAAGAATCATCTACTATGGTTGAATAAACTTCTGATTCAGACTTTAAAGTAAGTCTTCCTAGTTTTCTTGGAACTTGGAAGTACATGTTAGTTACTTGCACAAGTCTTTCTTTGTATTCATCCCCACGATAATAAGTGTCCTTGTATTTAGTGTTGTTGTCACCAAAGGTTTCCTTGAAAGCCAAGAAGTTTTGAGCAGCTTCCAGAGTACCCGGGGTATCAAGATTATATCTGGCTTTTGTATCTATTGTTAGAAGAGTCCGGTAGTGAGTATGAAGATTTTCTAGTTTTGAGATATCTTCTTCTGCAAGGTATTTACCGTACTTCGTAATTAAAGTTAAAGGAGATTCATATTCAAACCAGGTAAACATCATAGCCTCACTTATATCTTCTGTGTGAGGAGATCTAAGATAAGCACAAAACCTGGGGTCTAGAACTTCGGGTTGGTAGTCATTCTCTAGAAGATTGATGTGAACAAAAGGAAGATCAGCAACTATCTTATTTCTAAGAGCTTCTTTTTCGATGTTTCTCATCTTGAATCTCTTATTGTCTATCTCTAGTTGGTGGTTAGCCCATTTTTCAATTTCTAATCTATAGCTTGTTTGGTAGTACTTTTGAACTTGTGGAAGTTTGTTAAAAATTTCCATCTGTTGTTGGTATACATCAGGTTGTTCTTCCTGAGTAATCCCTTGTTGGGCTAAGTTATCATTGAATTGAATCTGAAGAGGCTCTAAAAGTAATTGTCTGATTGCTTGGTTCTTCTGTTCAATAATTTGATTTACAGCTTCTCTGTTTACTGCAATAGCTGAATATTGAATATGTTGTTTAAATCTTTCTGAAACTAAGGTATTTACTATGTTAGGAATAATTGGGTAGAACTTTAAATCATAATCTAACTTATCTCCGCCCATCATTGTGAGCTCTACTTCATACTCGGACGAGTCCTGAATGTAGTCTTCTACATCTATGATTCCCATGGCCAAGTTATACTTCTTGGTAATTTTATCTCTGTGTTGGTTAATCTGTTGCCTAGAAATCCATTCGTAATAATAGACTAGTTCTTTAACTCTTTTATAGTTTTCTTCTCTTTTCTCATCTTCTGTAAGTATAAAAGACATATCCAGTCCATCCTGAGATATTCTGGTACCAGGAATTATTTTTTTAGGTAGCCCTGGTTGTACACCTGTTTGCGGTCTGGAAGTGGATTTTTTAGCCATTATAATTAACTTGAATCAAACCTTGCCTTTAAGATTTAAGATGGTGTGACTAATATACACAATTTATTTGTATTTACTAAATGGGTTTTTCAATTTTTTATGTGTTTGAGGAAGAGTCATAGAAAATTGATTAGGAAGTCTGGTTGGTTTTTTGGCTGGAGGTTTTTGATAGTATCCGTCTTTTACTTCTTTAATAATGTGCATATTTTGATAAGACTCTGATGCAATCAAGGCTAGCATAAAAGATACCAGAGAGTCAGTGTTCAAATCTGGTTTCCACCTAAGCATTTCTGAAAGCAACCTCCTGTCCTTGATCCTACTCACTCCATAGATAGTTTTCTGCTCTCCTGTCTCAAGGTCAAACTCATCTGCAATAGGTTGATCTACGTACAAGATTGCTTTTTCTAAGCATCTTTTCTTAAACTCTCCTTCCATCCTTACACCTATTTCATCTCTGATTGTAGATTGTGGCATCATTTCAGTAATAGCTGTAAGTTCTCTTCTTCTGAATAGTAACCTTGATTCTCCCTGACGAATCATCCATTCAATAAAATCCTTTACGTTGGATTCTACAGCAGCTTTTGCATTGTAAAATCTAATTAAGTCTAGACATATTTGGTAAGTATCAGTAGCTCTTTTGTGTCTACCTACATAAGAAGCTACCGGATATCCGGGAATAATCTTACCGTTTCTTTCGTGAGTAGACATATATATGGTTATAGCCATTAAGGACTTAGAAGTTGAAGTTTCTAGGTTCCATACAGGGTCTACTCCTGCAACATATAATCCGAAGGGTGGGTTTTCTATGGGAAACTCATAGATTATAACTGCACCTCTGTTGTCCTTTTTTGGATCAGGGTTAATTGTGTAAATAGGTACATCATCTGAGAACTTATGATAAACTTTTTTACCTGCGTCTTTGTGTAAGGAAACAATAATGTCTTTGCCTTGAAGAACTTTGAGTTGTTGTTTCTTTATAAGTTCGACAGAAAACGGATTATTATCTCTATAATCAAACGCATCTTGTATAGTACGAGGATGCTGAGATTTCCAAAGTTTATAGGACTGTTCATCTTTCTCTTTTTGTTTTAGTTCTTCATTTTTAAGAAAGTCTAAGGCTTGTTCTAAATTAGAGTTACCGTGAGTATCATAACACTTTACAACCATTCCTGAGTCTGGATCTTTATAAATATAGTTCCATTCGTCAGGAAAGAAAAAACCAATCTCTTCTTTAGATCCAGAGAATACATCTTTGACAGATTTGATTCCGTGAGCTTTTGGGTTAAGAATAAACTCTTGTAAGTCTTCTGCATCTTGAAGTTCACCGACTGCTCCGGCTGCTACGAACATACCTGTTTTAACAGAACCCATCTTAATGTTTGGGTCAACGTATCCTTTTACCTTTTTAAGATTGCGGTAAATACCTGCTTCTGTTGCATAGATCTCAAGCGCGGAACCCCCGACGGCCTTTGTATAATTCTTCTTTGTAGTTGCACCCTTAATCTTAGATTTGTTACCCTTGGTCTTTTTAACCTTATTTACTACTCCTTCTACAGCTTGAATCTTTTGCTCCCAGTTAAGTTTTTCTTCCGGGGAAAAAGATCTATACCAGCCTGTATTCTCGTTAAGGAAGTCTCTGTAACCTTCCAAAAGAGCCCACTCACCTAGTACATATTCTTCTTCATACCCTACAATTTTAAGAGTAGACCTGTCACCAAACCATAGTTTTCTTGTAAGCCTGGAAACGTGATATAAACTATTATGAGTAGGAATAAAATCTCTTGTTAAATATAAATGATCTTCATCTTCCACTAAAATACACGAGCTTTCTTCTTGATAGTCTAACTTTTTAATATCTATAATGTTAGCTCCTTCAAACCTATTACGTTCTAATTTTTGTCTTTTCTTTTTTCTTTCTAAATGAAATAAAGATACTTTATTCCCTATGCGCACTCTCTTATAAGTGGTAAAGTCAGCAAGTTTTGCTGGTAATCCTAAACTTCTACACAAAAATAAAACTTGCTCTGCTAGAGTAGAGTTTGCAGTTGTGAATTGTAAATCATACCCATCTACATTTACATACCCATCTGTGTCCATTAATCCTCTTAAAAGTTCTATCCTGTCTTCCACACTAGAATATAAGTAGTCTTCTGGTATAAATTTTTTATCTTTAGTGCATTTAAATAAGCCATAATGCTTAATATGATTAACTAATAAGTTAATTCCATAAGGATGGTCAGGATGCTTTTCTTTATCAAATCTGTGTTTATAAATAATACTCCGTCTTTGGTGGTTTTCTAACTGTTCGATAGCACCAAATTCAAAATCTGGACCTAAAAGAGTAATAACTTTATCAAATATTTCTTCATCCATTGAAGATAACAATGGAGTAGATTTAAATTCCCCATCCCCTAATAAACATCCTAGGACGTATGGAGGAATCTTTAGTTCTTTTTTTTCAAACTGTACGGGGTCTATTTCAGGAACTCTAAACCTCCAACCCTTATAAGACTTTTTAGTACCGTCTCTTAAAGGAGCAGTTACATGATAACTTAATGAAACCTTAAGTAAATCTGATAAAAAAACTATTTTATGTTTTTTAGACTTCCTATCATATACTTTCCATAAATGATTTTTCCCACATCTTACTGTGCGACCATCTGATAATGTTAACTCATAAACATCCTTTCGGCCTTGTGGGAATTTATCTAATACTTTAGTTAAAGTTCCCTTAGGGGTATATACCAGATCTCCTTTCTGCAAGTTTCCCATAGTTACCCAGCCTTTTTCTGACATAATTAACTCAGAATGAGGCTGTTCCATGCCCTTCTGCCTGGACTTAACACAAGCTCCGTCAAGATCTTCCAGCCAAGCCAACTGAAGGTAAAGATCATAATGGTAGTGAGAATCCCATATATCTGGGAAATCTGTAGTAGCTTTAACCTTGTCAAAAATAGGTGTGTAATTCCAAAACCAGTATAGATCTGGGCTTATCCAATAGTTATCTACAATGATTCCTTGTACACATTTTCTTCTTTCTAAAAGCCAATACTCTTTGTATTCTTTAGACTTAGGATGATAGTCTGTATATTTCTTATTTTTTTGAAATTTCTTGGCGGGCTGTATCCAGAGCTCTGTGTTCCTAAACTCATATTGTCCGGGAAACTTCCAGCAAGATTTAACAAATACATACCACTCTTGGAAAGACTCAAAGTTTCTTTTCCCCCATTGATTAGTTTCAGTATTAAGAGTGAGTATAGTAAATGGTTTAAATATCATAATATCACATTAACTAGTCATTGTAATCATCGTCAGCATCTTCATCTATAGCTGATTTAATATCTGCTCTGTTTCTTTGGACTTCTTGTTTGTAGGCTATTTCAGCTTCTTGATAAGCTTTAATAATTGAAGGTAAAGATTTAATAGCACCTACTACTTGAGTAAAGTTTCCATCTCTACCGGAAGTAATTTCAGCATCTGTCAGATAAAGAGAAATATTTTCTACTGCTGATTTAGCCGCATCAAGAATTTTTCTTAGTGGTGAGTAGTATAAAGATTTACATTTCTCAATAGCGTCTAGCATTTCCAGATCTTGAGGGTGGTAGTCTTCTGGTGGAAAATCTTTAAGGACTTCTTCTTCTCTTTGATTAGCCGGATAGTTCATATAAGGAGATTCAGGATCATACATTGCCCACAGATAACAAAAAGGGGAGACGTTGTTATACGTCTCCCACACAACTTTAAATTCTGGTATTCCTAAAACTACCTCATCAACTACTACTTTATCTTCAATTACGGTGAGTATTTTTGGTATGCTCATAGTATTGTTTTATTGTGAATACATTTAGCACCGAGGGATTCTAGAATCTCAATCCATTCTTCTTTTGTTTTTCGCACATTCATAATTTTAGTCTCTGCACCTGAGTTGTAATATACAATAATCATTGAGCATTCGTTCTTCTCATCATACTCTTCAGCCCAAGACTCAATGTAGAAAGGCTCTCCTACATTTATAAATGTAGAACAATAAGCCGGGTCGGTTCCTGGGGTAGAAGGAAAGGAAGGTTTTTCTACACCCCTTAGTCTGGAAAGATCTTCATTTTCTCTCCATTCTTGCATTTCTTCTTCGTACTTGATTAAAGCATTTTGAAAAGCTAATTGCTCTTCTGCAGTGGTTTTGGTTGATAATATTGGAAGTTCTATGAACACAGAGTTTTTCATATTCATATTTTGTATATTAAGATGTTTGTTTTGAATGTTTCTCTTTAAACCACTTCATTAAAGTCTGAGCTTCTTTCTTTCTATAATTAAGTGGATATTCAACTTCATTTATAAGTTCTTCATCTTCGTTTAATATAGCGTGGTAGATAGTAAGGCCTTTACATTTATATCCAAATTGTTCTAACATACAAGCATATAAAGAAAGCTGAAGAGTGTAATGGATCCCATTGCAGTCCTCCAGATGTTCTAGTGGGGGCTGCATCATAACTGGTCTTCTTTCTTTTGAAATTGGATCAAACTTTTTAAAAGAATTGAACTCTAGTTTCTCATTAGTCTTAAAATCTCCGCAATAAAAAGTACCATCTGGAAAGATCTCTATTAAATCTGCTGTTCCTACTATACCGTGTTGAAGGTTGTAAAGAATTAGCTCAGGGTAAATTCCAGGCTTAAGAGTCTTTAAGTCTATTGCTTTCTTTTGGCTAGTTTCTTCACACACCAAAGAAGGATAAGAATCAGATCTATGATTAAGAAGTTTTTGTTCTCGCATTAAGTGATAACGAGTTCCTTTTTCTTGGGACTGTATTTTCTTATCTTCCCACTCTTGAAGTATTTCTTCTTGAGTAATCCCTCTTTCTTCTGCTTTTTTCTTTGACCAAAATTCTATATCAAAGGGCTGCTTGACTAAACCTATAAGTTTAGAAACTGAAGTAAAACTCAGGGAAGGTCGTTCCTTAAGATAATACTTGTGTTCTTCTTCGTTAAATAAAAGAGTGATTTGACTCATTTGACTCATTTGATTAATTTGATTAATTATTGTACTGGTGGGGTAACTCTTGGATTTACAACCATAGCCTTAGATGCGTACATAGATGCTACTTCGAGGTGTTCTAGTGCAAGTCTAACAAGTCTTGCAGATTCTTCGTCGTAGATATTATGAGTGCTAATTGCATTTACAGTATCAGACAGATCTGCAAACATTTGTTTGATTTCATCTAGATCTTGAAGAGTTGGTACATCAGATACTGGTTGGGTAAAAATAAATCTTTGTCCGAAAGTTTGATTAGTATACATAAGTTTAAATATTTAAAAATTCCAGCATTTCTAAAATAGCCTGGTTTACTTCAGATTCAATTACTTTGTTCATTACAAAGCTGGATATGCACATCCCTGTTATTACTCCTATAACATAGGCTTTGTTAGACGGCAGATCCTGCAACTTTAAATAGAAATTTTTGACCATTACTGAAATCTACGGATAAAGATACAGAGAATAATCCAGGTTTGTTTATTTTGTTTAGGTAAAGTTTGATCTTAAACGCTGATTGAGGATCTAAAGTTTGCGGGTTATCAAAGCTTAAACATCCGCAGGATGCTCCAATAGCCTTGACTTTAATAGGTTCTTTAGAATGGTTAAACCCTTTGAGGTCGTAAGTAAAAACTTCTTTAGTAGAAATGTTTACATTAACCTGGTTCTTTTCGAATACTATGTCCATTTTCTAATAATTCTTTTTTGTGAAGATTGTTAAGAATAAGTTCGTGAGTAATATTGTGTTGGTTTTTGTAGTCTCTCCAGTCTGTCTCATTCATCATTTCTGGGTAGCATAAGTTTTCGCAGGGTCTATCTTCAAATTGTTTAGCCGGAACAGAGCATTGACAAGGACACTCTTTGTTTTTATAACATTCAATGTTCATTACTCCTATTCTCCATTGAATTTGTTCCTGAATATGTTCAGGAATAGAATCTTCCAACCCAAGATCATTTAGGATCTTTCTGAAGTTCCCCTGCAAAAATCCTTTTATGTTCCCTAAATTCATTTTTTTTAGATGTCCTAGATTCATAATTATTGAGCAAGTTTTGATATTTAGATATTACAGTTTCATAAAGACTTAAGAAAAATTCTTCGGGCATTTCTGCTATGGTTTCTTTAAGTTCTTTCTTTGATAAGGAACAAAGGAAGTCATCATGGGATCTTAAAGATTTTGCAAACATATAAAGAGTTATCTCTTTAGATTCGTATTTCTCTTTAAAGTATCTTAGTTTCTTTAAGATGTCTTGCAGTACAATCTTTTTAAGTTTTAAAGTTCCCCACACTACTGCTACTTCCAGGTTAGGCATTTCACCTAAAATCTCTTTTAGATTTTCACAATAAGCTTCTGTTAAGAAGACTACTTGTTCCTCAGTTAAATTAGTTCTCGCTGCTACTCGGCTTTTTATAGTATGGATGGTAGACTTCATATTTAGTGTTATCTAGTTTTACTACATTGATTTGAATGTAATCTGCATCCTGGATTAGGATCTTAGGGTTGAGTTTAACTTCAGTTTCATCTCTAATTAAGTAGCCTTGAGCAATTAAAGTTCCAAAGTAGTTAATACA